GGCACGATCAAATCATCTCCATAAACCGAGATATCCGGAGGTATACCTAAGTAGTCGCAAACAGCCCAGGCAAGTGTCCAGAAGATCAGACTCTCTACCTCGAACGTGTAGCCGTTTCCCATTGCTGAGAACAGCTCATATTCGTGGAGTGTTGTTGACTTTTCAACCTTGGCATGGGTAGACCGCAAAACATCTAGCAGTCTGTACCACGTAGGATCAGAGGTTTCTGTATGGGGGTGATCCCCAAAGTACCTCCAAACCAAAGATGACGTGACGCTGTTGCTTGCGCTTTTAGCATCCACAGTCGCCACCTTGCCACTGACCGAGCCCTCTCGGGCCCGCCGTTGGTTGATAGACTGGTCATTCAGGTTAATACCAGCTGCCCACATGCGACTCCGCATACAGCGCCCTAGGGCTAACTGCATGTAGATTTGCATATCAGTGGGTATGCCGATAGTCCTGCCAGTCCATGCGTTCTTAGGCACGCAACGCAATAGGTCATAGTCGCACACTGTTAGTGCCAAGTCAACACTCTCGATATCCTCACCGTAGACGTTCCGATATGCCCACCCGGGCATAAGAGACATCACGGTTCGGGCGAGGTTGTATGACGACCTATTTACATGGGGAGTACCCGAAAGCTTACCATATACGCTGGCGTCTTTGCGAGCCAGTCGAGTAGTGGAACCCGGGCCGAACCTCAAACCTCCCAACCACTCATCCCAGGAGAAACGACCAAGTATCGACATTGCTTTCCGCGACGCTACATGAAGTATGCGTGACGCGCGCAGGTCTTCCTGCGTAATGTTCAACAGCCGGTCATTCGTGGAACGATTCAGTGACTCGTCTTCATAGAAGGAGACAAGAGCCGCTGCGGTTGTGTCGACACCCAGCTCGAAGGCTGGGCACTTCCTGACCACCTCTTTAATGAGGTACCGGTCTCGGAACAACTGCTCCGGTATACCGACATAGTCAGGAAAGGGCATCTTCGTCCATGCCACTGCGTCTCGAGTCTTATCCCCAGTTCGGGGAACTTCGACGTCGAGGGCGGCGGCGAGGCGAAGGAATAACTCGCCAGCGTCAACAGGAGAACGAGCACCAGAACGGTTAATCGTCTTACCCATGAGTTTACTCCATTGGGTTGTTGCCGGGGCACATCGCCCCATTTCTGTAGCAGGGAAAGGATAGCCTGGTAGATCAATTCCGGCTTCATGCCGGTATTACCAGACGTTCTCACCCTTATCGATGGCATCAGCCACCGGGGACTCAAGCAGCAGATTGCTGCCCATAACACGCACGTTCTTGATGTCTGCCTCGTCCCACGTCTTGGGCACGATGGCAGAAGTCCGAACGGTCGCGTAGTCCGCTACACGACTAACCGTGACTCCGTTAATGGTCTCGTTAAGGACCCGGGGCACGATGAGAACCAGCTCCGTCTTTTGCAGACCCTTGGGCTCCGAGAGCTTCATGCTCACCGTTTCCCTACCTTCTGCAAAAGTCACCGCGTAGTTTACGTACTTTGCGGTGTCACCCGTAATCCCACGAGGGGAGAACGTGTGGTCAACTGGGGTGGATTCGCCGTCAGCGACGACTAGAGGTGCATTGTCAGCCATGGGATTCTCCAGGCTAGGTGTTTAAGGGAATTAGACACTCTCAAATGAGCAGTGCCAAGTGGGTTTGTTTCCACAAGCTCCATTACAGCAACTTGTTTTTTGACGCCGTCGCAAGACGGAGAAAGGACCGGAGGTCTTAGGCTCGCTAAACGCGGAGCCGGTGACGTATCCGGTTACTAGCCTCCTTCTCCCCGAGTAAGTTGGACACCAAGAAAAGGCTGTCCCACATACGCTCGAAGTTCAGGGGGTTGCGATTAATGGTCACAGTGGGCAATGGGGCGGTCTCAAAGACGTCCCGTTGAAAACCACGCTGCCGCCATATCGCGGGTTGGGTGTCGAGGCCGGAGTCATGTATCTCCGTATACCAAGGCTGTGTGGCGTACCACGCATCATCCCGTTTCCACCAAGCGACACGCTGGAGGTCGTAGAATCGCGTAGCACTACCCGCCTTGAACGTATATCCGCCAGTCCATGCTTGGGCGGCCTCGAGAAAATCACCCACACCTATAAACCAGTCGAGGACAAAGCTGTAAGGGAGAACCTCCCACGCCGTTAAAAGCGGGTTGGTGACCCCTACGTCCTTCAACCGAAGGTAGGTGCTACTGTCTACTGTCGCATCCAACCGGACCGATGCCTCGTGATGGGTAAACACTGACGAGCGCTTCAACGCGCGATAAGTCATGCGATACCCAACAGTGGGAGCACTGGCCCAAGGTACGGAAGTGGACACGACCGACTTTCGCCTCGCGGCGGCAGTCGTTGTGTAACGATCATAGGTCCCGTTATCGGCGGCCTCGATCGCTTCCACGGCCCCCGCTATGTCCATTATAGATGGAGCAATACCATAGCGGGTCGTCAACCAGGCGTTAGGCAATGTTGTTATTTTCTCGCCTTTCCGCCATTCGTCCACCGCTTTTGGTGTCCAGCCCCGAGGTACGTTTTTATCCCACTTCCAGGTTCTACCTAGAGGGGAACGCTTCCCGGAGTTAAACACCCAGCGACCTTTCCGAAGGTCTTTGAGCAAGCGGAAGGTTGACGCGCACCATTCCTGCACCATCTTAGCAGATTGTTTCCGTTCCAGGAAGGCAACGGATAGATCTACTTTGTTCTTGGCCAATTTACCCAATGCCTTTATTACAGCCTCTTCTTGGAGACTGTATAGCAGGCCTGTGTCAATGGTCAGCGGAACTGGTGCATTCACGGTGTTAGTAGACTCAATAACATTCCCGTTTACGGTAAAACCGTAATCGAAGACAGGTGCAGACATCGTACGCCGCCAAGCGGCGTAAGGTGTAGGCATACGAAAGCCATATTGATCGGCCACCGTATGCTGACTAGCTGTGCGAAACGAGTCAAGAGACTCTCCCCCCATTTGGATATTTCTCACGGGATCGGGTGTCACGGTGTAAACCAAGATACCATTGAGCCGTTGAGAAAAGGTTTTTCCAACAAGGGGAGAACTATACGTCTCTTCGTCGTGCACGGGCTAAGCCCTCCTGTCATTATTGAGCAAAGTACGAACGTCCAAAACTTCGGCACGTCCGAAGAGAGGGGCCC